CAGTTGCCGCTGACGCCCAGGTTTGCCCCGTCCACGCCCGTGATGTGCACGATCCCGTTGATATCCACCGTGCCCACCTGGTCGCTGACGCTCTGGGCGGATCCATCCTCCGCCACCGGCGTCACCGTGACCTCCACCGGGTTTTCCGGCGTACCGAAGAATGACCCGCCGCCGTCGCTGCCCATCCGGTAGTTGTATTCCGCCTCGCTCATGCCGGTGGTCTGCATCCACATGAGCTTCGCCTGCTCTTCCACGCTCATCCCATGCGTCTGTGCGTAGAAGTCCTTCAGCTGCTGCTTCATGTTGCCTTCCGTCGCCCGGTAGAACGATGCCGCGGATCCCATCAGCGCTGCCGTGTTTGCCGCTTTGGCCCAGAAGCCTCCGCCGCCTGTGGAGCTTCCGCCGCCTGTGGTAGCTGTCGTTCCGTCTCCTCCGCTGTTCCCGCCGAAGAATCCGAAGTTCTTGAGTCCGTCGATGACCTTTCCCAGGTTCAGCGCGAATTCCCCGATCTTGATGGCTGCGAAAGCCCCGCCGATGGCGGTGATGGCTGTAATCACCCCGTCCTTGTTGTCAATCAGCCACTGGAGGAAGCCCGTGATCTTGTCCGCGTTGTCTGCCCAGAACTGGTTCTTCAGCATCTCCGCCTGCTGCTGCACGCTCTTGATGGCGTCGTCCGCAGCGCCAAGTTTCTGCACCTGCTCGTCCGTCAGCACGTCCTGGGAGTTCATCAGGGCTTCGTATTCCTCCCGCCCCGCGCTGAACAGGGGCAGCAGTTCCCGCCAGCTCCGCCCGAAGATCTTCTGGGCGTAATCCGCCTTGTCGAATCCGTCCCCCAGGTTCATGATGGCCTCTCCGGCCTCCCAGAAGACGTCGTCCACAGGCCTCCCGTCAGAGCTGATCCCCAGCAGGTCGCTGAGGCTTTCCCGGTTCCGGCTCATCTTGTCTTTGGCGCTGATGATGGCGTCCACATCCGTGTCGATGTATTCCGCCACCCGGTCCATCTTCTGCAGGGTCTCCGTGTCCACGCCGTACTGGCTCGCCCGGGTGAGCACGTCATCCGCCCAGCTGGTGGAGTCCATGGCGCTGCGGGCGATCCGCTTGCCGAAGTTGATGGCCGCACGGGCCCCGTTCTCCAGCTGGCTTGTGATGTCCTTCAGCCCGCTGGTGACGTTCTCCCAGCTGACGCCCTTGCCGATCTTTCCCAGCTCGGTGTCGGTCTTCTGGGCGCCCTTCTCCACGTTCTGCAGCTCTGCCCGCATGTTCCACAGGGACGTGGTGGCGTTGGTAAGCTGCTGGCGCATCCGCTCGTATGCGGCGCCGGATTTGTTGCCACCCTTCTCCATTTCCTTCAGGGCGGCCTCCGCGTTCTGCACCACCTTGGTCTGGGCGTCGATCTGTGCCTTCAGCAGCCCAACCTTGTTGGACATGTACGTGGCGGAATTCCCGGTGGCCTTGTATGTGGCCTCGTTCAGCTTCAGCTCCGCGTCAAGAGTCTTGACGGATGCCGCCGCATCCTTCATGGCCTTTTTGTATTCACTCAGGCCTTTGACCGACATATTGGTCGAAATATCCGCCATGCTTTCTTCACTCCCTCACGATCCTGTGCTGTCCGTCATCGTATTCCCGCCGGTAGATGAAGCAGTCCAGCACCTCTCCCGGCGCCATCTCCTGCATCTCCCCGTAGTTCAGCCCGGCGATCAGCCCGTAACTGATCACCCGTCTGTATGTCAGTCGGTATTCCCGTTTTTTTTTCGGATTTCATTGAGGACAACGTCCTGTTTCTCTTCGTAGGAGTTGTCCGTCTCCATCTTCCATCCGGCCACCAGCGCCCCCAGCGCCGCCACCCGGTAGTCCGTGGTATATGCGGGGCTCATGTTCTCCTCCAGCCAGTCCGCCGTCAGATCCGCTTCCTGTCCCTCCGCCTTCAGGCCCTCGTTGCCCATGAGCCGGATGCAGGTGAGGATGACCCCCGTGTTCCGCTTCTTTTTGTTCAGATTGTCCTGCAGCTCGTAGAAGTCCATTTCCAGTTCTTCTTCAATCAGCCGCTGCACCCGCATGTTGAACTTCAGCGGGATCACCCTCCCGCCGATCCTCACCGTCACGTCCCGCACCTTCCGGGGCGCGCCGCTATCTTCCCCTTCCCGGAGATCTTCCAGCCGGATCTCAACGGGGCTTACGTATTCGCTCATGATCACTCACTCCTTTTATCGAAAAAAAGCGGAGGCGCCCCGTTTTCGGAGCGCCCCCATGCCGTCAGATCGAAATGCCGGCCTTGGTGTAGAGCCATTCCTTCGCGGCGCTTTCCGTGGCGAAAGTCATCCAGTCGAAGTATTTGGCCTTGCCGGAGTTGTCCAGGTAGCAGCCCTTGCCCTGGAAGTTCAGCTGCGGGTGGTTCCAGGTGATCTGCCGCTCCTTGGTGCTGGCGTTCACCGCGTCCTGGGTGAACTGGGCCTTGTGGAACCAGTAGGCCTCGTAGCTGCGGGTCCCCCTGTACATGGATACATGAATGAACCCCCAGCCCACCTCCGGGGCCGCATCGTCCGTTCCCTCGTAGTGGGTCACCGCGCTGCCGGTGCCGGTCACAGCCGTCCAGCCCAGCAGCTTGTTCCGCACGTCCGCCGTCAGGGCGTTGATGTCCAGGGTCCCGGAGTAGCCGCTGATCCCGTTGTCGTTGTCGATGATGATGTCATCGCCGTAGTCCGGGTTGTCTGCGGTCTCGAAAGAGATGTTCGCCGCCACCGCGTTGCCGATCACGAAGCCGGCGCCGTAGGTGATGGCAGAGCCGTCCGTGTGGGCGGTTACAGGAGCCGCAACCGGGCTCCGCATGCCGATATATGCCATGCTCTTGTCCTCCTCTTATTTTGCGATGGCGTTGATAAGCTCTTCCGCCTTCGCGGTTAACGCGTCCTGTGCTGCCGCTTTGCTGGAGCTGAACGCCCTGCGGAACACAGGCTGTTTTTTCATGAATTTGGTGCCGGAATTGATGGATCGGGCCAGCAGCTTGTAGGCCTTCCGCTTTCCCTTCAGGGTGCCGTAGCCTTCCGCCGCCCCGATCAGCGTGTCCACGCTGTCCACGTCCTTGTTGAACCTGGCAATTCCCGTGGAGCCCATGAGCATGGCTTTCTCTTCCTTGGTGGGAAGTCTTCCGCCCCGCTCGTCGTGCTTCCGTGAGCTGGTGGTGACGATGGAAGCCACCGCCGCCTTGTAGGCATCTGCCATCACGCCGGCCCCTTCGTACAGGGCCTGCGCGGCGATCCCCTGGGCCTGGTCCCCCAGCTTGTTGAGCATTGCCATCAGTTCTTCGGTGCCGCTTGTGCTCATGCCGCCCGCCATCGTCACTCACGCTCCATTTGGAATACATATTCCCGCCGGAGCAGGTGGGTCTCCGGGTCCGGCTCCTGCACGGTCTTCTCCCAACTGGCGCCGCAGACCGTCTCCAGGGCCTCTTCCACCGCTGCCGCGATATCGTTGCACCGTCCCCGTGTCCACAGGTCCACGCTGCCTTCGATGGCCCTGTCCTGGCTGTGGTCGTCCCCGCTGTCGGTGGCCGCGTCAAAGTCGATCCGGTAGGTGCCGTGGTTCCCCGCCGGGCGGGTCGCCCATTCGTACTCGCAGAACTGGATCCCGTCGATGTCCTCCAGCAGCGCGATCAGTTCGTCATACATTCCCGGTCACCTCCGCGTTGCGGTTTTCCCGCTGGATGGTCAGCTCCATGCTGTCCCCCTCCCGGTAGGTCCGCAGGATGTCCCAGCGCTCCCCGCCGTACTCCAGCTTCTTCTCGCCCTTGTAGTCAAAGGCGTGGGGCAGGATCAGCTTCAGCTCCGGGTTCAGCCCCGTGGCCCGCGCCTGGTAGACCTCCGTCTGCCCGACGCTCTTCTCCGTGCAGTAGACCTTCCGCTTCGTCTCCGTGGGCTCGTCGAAGATCCCGTGAGCCGCGGGGCTTTCCGCGATCAGATACGCCGCCTTTGCCCTCGTCATTCGCCATCCCCGCTTTCATAGTCGGTGTAGGCGCTGGCGTGCATCAGCTGCTCCTTCTGCAGGCTGTAGCTCTTTGCCAGCCGGTCGTAGTCCGCCGGGCTCTCGAAGTTGGCCCGCACGTAGGTGAAGATGGCCCGCATCACCAGGGGATCCGTCAGCGTGGAATTGTCCGTCATTCCGTTGTTCGTTGCCTCGAAGCTCACCGTGCCC